AAGGTGTAACGCACAAGGTTTGGTATCAGGCGGCAGTACGCTGCAGGGTTTAAACTGCTTTTGAGATCTCTAGCGTCATCGGTCGTATCAGCCTTATGCGTTACGAAAATTAAAACGACGGTTCAATGTGCATTCGGGGCGCGACCCCAGTAGACTATTCGATTACGCACTCTAGTCTGGGTTATTTCTAGTGCAACCGTCTATCCCGCGAGGAATTCTTTTTATTCTTTGAAATCATCTGGGCTATATGAAACAAAATCTTCCCAAGTTCCATCGTGTCCGGCCCAAACCATTGTTGTATTTTTAACTTCTTGTTGAGAAATCTTGAACTTTTCAGCAGTAGCTGTAACTCCAATATCAATACAAGAGTCATGTATATCGTTCATGTAAGCTTTTAGTGCACCCATTTTTTCCTCCATGTTGTACATTTTTTTGAATGTTTCGTAGCCATGTTCGTAGCTGTATTCTGGTTCAGAGTAATTTCTTCTTTCTCTGTTGACCATTCGAAACCAAGTAGTGAAATTAACATCGTAAGTTGACATGTCGTCGTAGATGAATTCTTCGTCATGATAAGACATATATAACCTCCTATATTCATATCATACCTAAAAGTGGGTTCAGTAGTAAATTAACGGGGTCCATTAATATATTAATGAATATGAGCTTGGGTAAATAAACAAAACCCCATCTCTTTCTTAACTTCGCCGTGTCACACACATTTACTTCGATTACGCCGCCTGAACCCGCGCAGCTACTGAGGAGTGAAGTTAAGAATCTCTTAATAACTTTGAAAAAGATAAAGTTGCTTCTTGGTTTAACTTTATTTCCTCTAAATACTTTGCGGTTAAAGAAGGGTCTCCAGCTCTTTCTGCAAACCCTTCTAACATAAGCCTATTCTCTACTAAAAGATGAAATATTAACTCACGCTGTTGATTTGTCATCTTCACCTAGAAGTTTGTTTTCAAAAATTGCAGTATTAATATCTGCTTTTAAGTCATCAGCTAGAGTAGGAACATCAAGTGTTGGCTTGTTTCTTACAACTTTTTTGTTGAGTCTTTGCAGATATTCATCTGGTACAAGTTCTGAACCACCTGACCAATTATCAATAAACTGTTTTAAAGTAGTCAATTGCTTCAAGTAGTTTTCCATATCTTCTACTGCTTGTTTTATTTTGAATGTACCACCCGCTACAGTTTCTAGTCGTTGTATATCTGAAGCTTCTGATATAACTATTGGATTTTTTACTTGTACTGTTTGATGTCTGAAATCATCATGCAAGTTCCAAGGACGATCTTCTCTTGGTGCTTTGTAAAAAGGCATACCTTTTATAGAGTTGTTATATTCATCTGTAGTTTCCATAGGATCAGTTACTTCTAACTCAATCAATCGATCACCTCCAACAAAGTTCTCTGCTTTATTGGTAGTTCTTTCTTCTAAAGAACCTGAATCATATGTTTCCATAGACCAAGTATCTAGCTGAGTTCTATTTTCCATATCAGGCCTGTTTGCATTTACAACAAAGAAAACTGATTTACATAAACTAAATGGAAATCTAGATTGCTCTGTATTCCTGTCATAATAATGAGCATTTTGTTCATTATTTTTTGTTCTAAATGCTTCAACCATTTCTTGATACTCTTGATGTTTATCAATAAGATCATAGAAATCTGATGAATGGAGTGACCTGTTAACTTCTTGTACAAAGTCTCCAGCTCCACTGTTGTTTGCGTATGCTGTTGCACACTGATTCTTAAAGTTATTAAGAATCTGATCTATTAATGTCTTTGACATTCTTACTGTAGCCATAATAACCTCCTATAGTTTACGCCACTTTGGTTTTTGTCCTTCCCATGTAGGGAAAGGAATACTTACCGTTTTGTTAAATACTTTTTTGTTGACAGGTTTGACTGTCAATGTTTCGTGATACATGGTTCGTTTGAGAAGAAACAAAACCACAGATGCACAAAGGCCACCGAGCATAGCTGCTGCCATGCCGCTGAAGGTGCCGTAAAAGGCAACCATAAGTGTCAACGTGATGAGCACGTCAACGAAGATGTCTGAACCAATAGTCTTACGACCACCAATTTTAAGCGCAAGCAAAAGCAGACCTAGCGCGCTGAAGATGCCGATTAGATACATTGTTTCTACTCCTCCACATAAGATAAGCCATATAAGCAAACTGAATGGCTTCGATTAAGATCCATAAGACAGTTGTAACTGTCGAGACAACACTTGTCATAATATCCTCCATAATGAATAAATTGTTATACCAAGCAAAGCTGCAATGCCCAGCATCATAAGTATGTGATGTACTGAAGTAGCTACGCCAAGCATAACTAGCAACACAGCAGTACCCACAAGTACAGATACACCGTAATCTTTTACGGTTTCTTTACATTTGAATGACTTCACCATAAGGTGCACCTCCTTCTTCTGTTGTTACCCACAAAACCGGGTAACTTGGTTCATTACCAAAGCTACCCATAAGATCAGTTAGATAAACCAAAGCTGATATGTTAGGTAACTTTTCATTTATGTAATCAATAACTGGCTCAAAAGCAGTTCCGCCTCTGCCTTTGTAATTGACTTTTAGTGGCAATGACTCACGTGTGTACTCATCACATGCATGCACTTCAGCATCACACTGTATGAAATGTATAACTTCAGGATTTAGCTCACGCAAAATACATGAAGTCTCAGATGTAAATTGTTGCAGTTCTTCATCAGATATTGAACCTGAAGTATCTACTGCAACTGCAATCTGTTCCAATGCTGGGTTGTACATAGATGGTAAGTACAAACCACTACCAATAAATCTTCTGTTTGGCTTTTGCCAACTGAAATCTGATTTTGAATTAGCACGCAAGAATCTACCAAGGACTGCCCGCCAGTCAACTTTGGGAGTATTGATATCGTCAATAATTGACTCAAGACCAGCAGGCAGCTTACCTTGTGCTTTTGCAGCTTCTGCTGCTTGGTTAATTGCAACAGTAAGCTGTGATTCAATAGCACTGACATTTTCTGCAGTAGCCTGGCCACTTTGTAAGTCGGGATGATCAAGCACGCCTCCACAATCTGCTGAAGCCAACAACGCACCAAAACCCTGAGGAGGCTCAGGCAGTAAGTTGTAGATATGTTCAGAAGACATGTCAGCGTACTGATCATCCACTAGTCCTCCTTCTGGAAGAATGAAACCATTAACAATCAAATGATTATTGATGGCATAATCTGCTGCAACGTTCCATTTCTCAGCATGACGTTCTTGTCTACGAATGTGATGCATCAAAACTACATGCATTACTTCGTGCGCTAGAAAACCTACACGTTCCAATGGTTTTAGTTTTTCAAACCACTTTGGGTTGTACAATAATGACACCCCGTCAGTCGCACCTGTAGGTAACTGATCAGTTTCTTTTGGCGTCAAACGTAAGCACAAGGTCCCAAAGAATGGGTTGTCCAAAACAAGTTTGGATCTAGCTTTGACAAATAAGTCATTACTCATCATCATCTCCTAATAGACTTGAAGTAAGAAGTATCTCTTTTAGTTCTTGACCTTCTTCTTCTGCGATTTCTTGAAGCTCGTTACGTCTAGCTGTACGATCTACCTTTTGATGTACTTTACGAACATCTTCTGCATCACATAGCTTCTCCAGGGACGGGAAAGCACGTAATGCTTGATTAAGAGTTGGAAACTTATCCAACATATCTTTGATCTTTGTACGATATTCATACTGTCTAGTATCCAAAGATTCATTGAAGTTCTTAACATCCAAATAATGTATAACTGCTTCATGAGTTGGCGGTAGCGTTAGCTCTACAGTGTCATACCCAGTAGTCAAAGCTTTGGGCACATTCTTGTATGTAGTCAATGGTACAGATCCTCTGTAAGTATCGTAAGCATCTTCTTGATCCTCTTCTTCAGTAGCTTTGGTAAAACGTATACTGAGCTCTGAGATCTCTGATTGTTTTACATCTAGCTCTGGAAAGTTTTCTTCCATGAAAGCTTCATACTTTTCAATATTCTTTGAAAGCTTTTCTGTGAATAAAGCCTCACCAACAGAAGAGTCATACTCTCTTTTTGGATTTACTTCTTCCCATTTGTTTGTAGCTTTTTGGACTATGTCGCGTTTGCGATAGTCAGCCATTCTTACTGTAGCCATATAAACCTCCTTTATAATACGACATTAGCGTTATCTATAATCCATTTCTTAACATCTGGATTACTCTTAAGTTGCTTATCAACTGACAAACATCCTTTGACCAGGATGACCTGGAACTCAACAGGTAGCTTTTTGTTTAGCTTCATGATGTTTTCCATTTTGTCGTCTGTTGCACGAGCGGATACAGCACCTGTAAGTGCATACAAAATAGCTGGATTGTCATCTTTTTTGTAAATAGATGGGTCTTTGATCAACTCATCTACATCAGGAAGCTTGTCCGCAACTTCTTTGAAAGCAATAAACTCACCGGCAGGGCCATCACCGACAAGTGAAGACACACCGTAGTAAAGTTCTTGCTGATCTGTATTTTCAGCTTCTTTGCTGAGTAGCTTGTGTACAAACACCCAAGATCTGGGAGTTGGGAATGCATACTCATCGGCACTGAAGTTGTAAAGTAGATTAGTTCTGTATCTGATAAACGATACAACCAATGGATCTACTTTTCTTGATACTGCCCACTCACACCAGTCTTCGTAGTTGACATCCAATTCGTAATGACTGAATCTGTCACGAAGAGGTGCAGGCATTTGATACACAGCTGCAGCATCTGTAAGTCTGTTACCAGCAGCGACAACTGACCAACCGTTTGGTAGTTCGTAATCGCCAACCTGTCTGGTTAGTAACAATTGTAAGAATGCATTCTGTGTAGCCGGTGGTGCAGTAGATAGCTCATCAATAAACATGATACCGTTTTCGCCATCGCGTTCAGCGATTGGAAATACATCGGGCACAGCCCAACGTGTGTAACGTTTACCTGTTTCTTTGACTTGCATAATGTGTGGCACACCACGCACATCGACCGGGTCGAATAGGTTCGCACGAAAATCAACAAGTGATACACCGAGCTCATCGGCAACTTGTTGCACGATTTCTGACTTACCAATACCTGGGCCGCCCCAGACCATTGTGTTAAGTCCTGATTTTAAGTTTGACTTGATACGGTTGATCAAAGTCGTTGGTCTAACTGAATGCATAATTACCTCCTATATATAAATTTGCATTAAGATTCATAAGTTTCTACTGGCTCAATAAATTTAATCTTGATTTCTTTATCTTGAATCATGTCATTAAGTTTACTGACAGCACTACGTTCTAGCTCATCTTGTGAAGCACCTTTTTTTGGTGCCATGAACTCGATTGTGATTTGCATATCTGGTGTGACTGCATCAGTAAATGTAGCACGCCACCAGATATAAGTTTGTCTGTCTACAAAAGACGGACTAGCTTTTTGGATCATTGACATTAGTTTCATTTTTACCTCCTTGAACTACTGTTAAGTTTGGTCTGTTCCAATTAGGGTCAGGAACAAACTCAACTTCTGATCTGTCTTCTTGGTTTGTAAACCAAAGTCCAACATGTAATTGTTCTGTTGGATCTAAATTACTTGACTCGCGATATGCGGTTATGAGTTGTTCTGTGATTTTGTAAAGCCCTAGAAGTTCATTATTACCTTCATAGGGCTTAGCTTCTCCTGAACCTATTTCTAAAAGATGATCTGCGTTGTAACACATGGCTGCTGGAGATAGCTTGTCAAAGTCTATCGGTCCATACCAGGCAACCTTTACATCTTCAGGATCTACAGAAATTACGATGGTTACATTTTCTACGTTCATGTTACCACCAGCACGAGTACCAAACTCGTTTGCCTTCATCAAGCCACTTAAGTGCTTGTTCACAAAACTGAAGGTCGTAAGCTTTGTACTCTTTCATAGAATCTTCTTGGAACTGATGTCCCCAAAAGAATCCATCTGGGCAAAATGGAAGGTTGTCGTTCTCAATCTTTTCTTTCAAATCAAGAATATCTTCCTTGTCCAAATACAAGTTCTCACAATTGAAATCAGAAGACATGACACCGAATGGTGTTTCTTCTTTTTTCTTCTTGTGCCATAGCTCCATCATATATTGCTGAAGCCTAGCGTGTTTACGCCAGTCGAACTCGCGCACGTCATCATTCTCAGTGCTTAGTTTTACAACTTTTTCGTCCTCGGTTAACGGTTCATGGTTCGTCGTCCATCCTGCTGCTTGATCTAATCCCATTGTTACCTCCTTAGTTTCTGGGTTGATAAAGTTGGGGAGGCTATCTCAATCCTCCCCCGTGCTTTCTCCGTGGTGCATACGCCTAATACTTTACGTCCGTTTACTAGGTAACGTGTTAGCTAATCAAGCCAGCTCGAACACTGTCTTGACATGGTCGTGGGACTCTTTGTTGTAGTCCATCGCTGTTTTGAGCGATCTGTCTGCAACGTTTTTGTAGTTCCACTCTGCAAGTCTTTGCAGCCTGCGTTCAACTTCGTTCTGAACTCTGCCTTCATTGATTGAAGTGTCATTCAAACCGAATTTGATGTCGATCTTCGACAACACATCGCGGCACATCCTTGCCTTACGACCGAGCTGAAACATCTTGTCTTCTCGCTCGATTAGCCAAACTGGTAGATCCTCCATTGGATTAGCAGCTGTTGCATCTTCGTTGTACTCGTACGCGATAGATGCGAACTCTGCCCACGTTCTTGTGGTCAATTGTAGAAAATTGATACCAGTGGTTTGTGGATCAACCTCGAGTAAAGGCATTAGACCATCAGCGACTGATTGTACTTGCATCTCATACAACTCAACCTCTTTCGACTTTTGGTCGTCATCGGTCGACGGTCCACTGAATGGTGTATCTTTCTTACTACGAAAGATTTCCATAATGCCTTCAACTCTTGAACTGTTGAAAGTAGGATTACCTTCGTTGTCCAACTGATATTTCTTGAAGAAATAGTCAGGCAACTGAATAGCATCGGGCATTGCCCTAGCTTCTGAGCCCTCTGGATCACCAGATGTATCTGGTACAAACATAGACTCATCTGTTGGACCAGCGTATACCAACTCCGGTCCGACTTCCTGATCCGCTGGATCAAAGATGTCACTTGGTGTATTTCTCTTTCCCATGATTACCTCCTTTTGGTTGTGAGAATTTAATTTCATTATAATTAGCTTGCGAACGTTGTTCTGCTCGCTCAGCGCGTTTGAGTACCCAGTCAGGTACATGAACTTCCTGTAGATACATATAAAACCTCCTTATGTATGTATTGTTATAGTTCACATAGGATTTACTTGCTCTTGCGAGTGTTAACTCGCGAGAGTTGAGTGCGGAGTACGCCGAGACGAAGTGCACAAAGCCAGAGAGCGGTACGCACGACTGGCTGCAGTGTGGGTTTGCGTACGCAAACGCAATCCGAAGCGCCTTGGGGCTTCGGACACGAGGAAGGTGTACGGAGCACGTTTAACTGGCAAGTTGACACTGCTTTACCATAAAAAAAGGGAGAACCACCGAAGTGATCCTCCCTTTGGAACAAACTAGACTGCAAGGTCTAGCTCTTGTTGTACCTCTGCCTGAGGCTGAGCTGGTTGCTTAGCTTCAATCTTTCTTAGAAAGACTTTGACTGGGTAGCCAGTGTTGACATCAGTAGGCACAGCAACGTCGAAGTGACATGTAAGACTTGAGTCTTTGTTCACAGTTGCAATACCAACTTCTCTCTTTCTTGGCTTGTCTTTGCCAGGTACTAGAATGTATAAAGAATATAATGTAGTCATAAAAACCTCCATATGGTTGACTAGGTTTGTGACCTGATACACCTGTATCAAGTTCAATTAGGATTTACTTTCGAGCGGTGGTGTTAGCCACCGTTCGTGCGTCGACGTCGAACAGCAAGCAATTGCTGGGTCTCTGTCACCCTACAGCGATCGACTAATTACTCGGAACCACGAGTCGCTGGTCATTGGGTTAACGTTAGTACATGATATTTTCTCCTGTAGATAATTACTTAGGATTTGCTTTCGAGCGGTGGTGTTAGCCACCGTTCGTGAATAATGTTCCATGATGTTCCACAATGTTCCACGTGGAACGGGACAAGTTGGAACACGAAAAAGTGCCAAAGTGTGCGGGTTGTAAGCTGTTCTTTGTTAATGTTCCAGATGTTCCAGTATAAAATGTTAACGAAAAACGAACTACGGTTCACGGTCAACGTATTTTATACAACCTGGAATACCTGGAACAATGGAACATCGGCACGCAAATTAGCCCCAAATGTGCATGTATGCTGGGGAAATCGTGTTCCACAACAGTGTTCCATAAGGGGGTAAATACATGGAACACGTGGAACATTTTCCCGTGAGCAAGCAAATGCACACTAGTTACGTGCATAATCCACATCAAGCAAGTTGATGATAGTATGATAGTAGATAGGTAGGGAGCCGAAGCCCCCCACCACGGGTGATGTTACTTGATTAGATGGTATACGGAGATTGCGTAACCAGTGCCTACAGTGATTAGGCCGAAGATGAACCAGAATGCGTAGTGAAGTATGCCCCAATACATTGAGTTTCCGCTCAATATGTCCTGAGTCATTAGACTAAACATTACAAGTGCTACTGAGAAACAGAAGAAGTTTAAGATTTTTACAATGATAGTAGTCATGCTGTCTCCAGTGATAATGCCCAAGCGCCTTCGTTAAGACGCTCGTGCTTGTTGAATAAGGCTTTAGCTTCGCTATTGTTATCTAGTAAAGTTTGAACCTGTTCTATTTCGTTGCCGGTCATGTAACTGATTGAGTAATGGCAACTATATGCTTTGATAAGATCTTTCTGCTGATCAGTAAGTGTTATCTGTTTCATATGTCTAACTCCATCTGTTGTGGCTGAGTAGATGGTTGAGGTCTTTGGACTTCAAGTGTATCTGTTCTGCCGTTGACGTAAGCGTCGAATTGTTTACCTTCTTCGTATCCTTGCTTGATGTCTGACCATGCTTGCTTAGGATGCTTGATGATAGTAGTGCTGGCTTTCTGTGTACGGTAGCCAAGCTTACCGATTGTTTTAAATATATTCATGATTGCTCCTTGATATATATTAGTTAGATGTTCTGTATCACCCGATACAAAATCACATAGGATTTACTTACGTCGTACGTCGTCAGACGGACGGCGCTGTGTTACATAGAATAGATAGGGGTCCCATGGACAAGGTTCCAAGACACAAAAAGATGAAACAAGGTTCCAGATCGAGATTCGGGGAAGGGGGTGTGCTGGGAGCGGGGAGGGGGAAGATATGAGTATGCTATGGTATACTTTTTTCAAAATTATTTTTCTAGGCCCTTTTATGGACATAAAATCCTGCATAAGATGTAAACAAGACTTACCTATTGACCATTTTGAGTTACTTGAGTCTGGCAACTATCGACAATATTGTAAGCATTGTCGGACTGACAAAAAGAACATTTCAATAAGTGAATCTCCAAAAAAATTTTTAAAAAATTTATTTATACACCTTCGTTCTAGTCGTATAAAAACAGTTGAATGGGGGTTAGATTTAGAAGATCTTCACGAACTTTGGGAAGAACAGAATGGTAAATGTGCAATGAGTGGCGTGCACATGACATGGAAAAAAGGAGATAATGGTAGCGATTTCAATGTTTCTATTGATAGAATTACACCTAACGGTCCATATATTAAGACTAATGTGCAATTAGTATGCTATAGGATTAACATAATGAAGCATATTATCAGTGATAATGAGCTTTATTGGTGGTGTAAAAACGTTGTCGAAACGAAGGAGGATTACGACAAATAATGACCTTACTTAGAGAAAAGGAAGAGGCGCATATTGTAACAGATTCAGATAGAGCAGAACTTCAGTCTCATTTTCCATATGCGGGAATACATTTGAACGAGCTTTCTGTACAGGAAGAGCGTCTTTTATTATTTCATTTACGTGGTATGAGCAAGGCGGCCGCGGGCCGTGCTGCGGGGTACTCGGACATGGACCGTGTATATTCAATCTTCAAACAACAAAAAATGCAAAATGCACTACAGTACTTGCGCAATGAAATGCGAGAAGAGGTCAAATTTGACCGAACCACGGCCACTTCTATGTATCTCGAAGCTCATAGAAAAGCTGCAACATCTACGGAAGAGAAGAATGTTGTCGATTCGTTATGCAAGCTCCACGGTCTATTTATGCCTGATAGCGCTACCCAGATAAATATTAATGTAGATAAAGTAGAACAGCTCGAAAAGTTATCCGATGCTGAACTGTTAAAACTAGCGGGAGTAGATAAACACTACCTAGAGCCAGGCGATGCAGATTGATAAAATAGAATGCAGTAAATGTAAGGGCCTGTTTCCAGATACATTGATACCTACTGATGGGATCTGTGTGTATTGCAAAGCAGACGAGGCTGAAAAAGTGCCCGAGCCCCCGGTGCAAGAGGATCTGAGTCCGGAGACAAAAAAACATCTATCCGCACAAAAACGAGCGGAAAAAGAATTAGCATTACGCGTATTGTCTCGAAAACGTCTTTTACCATTTGTAGAAAAATTTAATCCTGATTATCACGCAGGTTGGGTACACAAAGACGTATGTAAACGATTAGAAAGATTTAGTGATCAGGTGGAGAATAAAGAATCACCAAGATTGATGTTGTTTATGCCTCCTCGTCACGGTAAATCTACCTTAGCCAGTGTAGCTTTCCCTGCTTGGCATTTAGGTAGACACCCAAATCATGAGTTTATTAGTTGTTCCTATTCTGGATCTTTAGCTATGAATTTCTCAAGAAAAGTGCGTCACTTACTTCGTGAACAAGTATACAAAAAAATATTTGAAGATTCTAGATTAGATAAAGATTCTCAGAGTGTTGAATCATGGAACACGACCCAAGGTGGTGGTTACGTAGCTGCAGGTGTTGGTGGTGGTATTACAGGTAAAGGTGCAAACGTATTATTAATCGATGACCCGGTAAAGAACCGTGAAGATGCAGAATCTGACAATAATCGTGATGCGATTTGGGATTGGTATACATCAACTGCGTATACACGTTTGTCTCCAGGCGGTGGCATACTTGTAATTCTTACAAGATGGCACGATGATGATTTAGCGGGTAGGTTATTACGAACTGCAGAAGACGGAGCTGATCAATGGGAAGTTGTTAAATATCCTGCGCTAGCGGAAGCGGAAGAAGAATTCCGGTCCATGGGCGACGCTCTACATCCAGAAAGATATAACGCGGATGCACTAGAACAAATAAGAAAAGCTATCGGGCCTAGAGACTGGTCTGCACTTTATCAACAAAACCCAGTTTCAGACGAAGGTGATTATTTCTCTCGTGATATGATACGTTACTACGAAGACGATGAGGTCGAATACGATAAATTAAAATATTACTGCGCATGGGATTTAGCAATTGGACAAAGAGATAGAAACGATTATTCAGTTGGCATGGTTGTTGGTGTTAGTGAGTATGACGAGATATTTGTGGTTGATGTCATACGCGGTAGGTACGACGGATTTGAACTTGTAGAAAAAATATTAGATGTTTACGAACAGTGGCGACCTGGTATTGTAGGTATTGAAAAAGGCCACATAGAAATGGCGCTCGGTCCCTTCTTGGAAAAAAGAGTAAGAGAGCGTAAACTATATGAAGCATACTTTAAAGATTTAAAAGTAGGAAGACGTGATAAGGAAGCAAGAGCTAGAGCAATACAAGGTAGAATGCAACAGGGTATGGTATACTTTCCGAAGGATGCGGTCTGGAGTGGTCCACTGGTTGCAGAACTTTTACGTTTTCCAAATGGAACACATGACGACCAAGTGGATGCTTTGGCGTGGATTGGGCTTATGATGACGGAATTTTCTACTTACTTTGAGCAAGAAGATCATATTCCTTCATGGAGAGATAGATTAAAATATATAGCAAAAGGGACGAGGCGTAAATCCTCAATGAGCGCATAATGGCATACGTAAAACCAAAGAAAAAATTATCGAAAGAGGAAGAAGAAAATT